AATTAGGCACTGAATCTCCAGTCGTCAGCATCCCATAGGGTCACGTCAAAGAGGAAGAACCCTAGAGCGTTGCGGGAATCTATATGGTACCGAGTCGTCCAAGATTTGGGGGCTATGTCGTGCTCGATACCCTCTACGATGACGTTACGTTCAATGGGTACGCCGATCCCCTGGGGGTGACGCTCGACAGTCACTACGTCACCAATCTCTCGCCCGAGCACTTCAGGGAAGAGGTTATCAGGGTCTTCCCTAGGTGAGATAACTAAAGCGTCCATTGAGAGGATCGGGTCTTTGTAGTGGGCGACTCGATAGGCGGCTAGCTGATATTCCTTGTCGAGTGACGCTGATAGCTCGGAATCGAGGGTTGATACGGGGGTATTATCTCGCAAGCCGTGGGCATCAACCGAGGCTTGATCCCGAGCTATCACGTCCACTTCAGACGTAAGCTCGGTGGCTCGAATGTGGCGGGTAACCTGATTCGTCAATAGGGCGGTATCGAGAGCGAAGATGCCTGCTTGACGGTAGCCAAACCCCGAGCCCGAGTCACTGAATACCGCTTGCGGGGTTGACCGTGGGGCACTATCCCGTTGTGTCCGTCCGATGAATTCGATAAAGCCCTCACGATTGAAGAACATATTACCTTCAATGGATTCCGAGAGTATGCGGATATGTTCGAGAGCACTGGCGTCCGATATGGCTACTGCTCGCAGGACTTCGTCGGTGTAGTCGGAAATGAGGTTGGCTGTAGACCAGCCAACGGACGTAAGCACCTTGCTTAGCCGTGTCGATATAAGCATGGCACCCCAACCCATTCGAGCTAGAGTTAGGTCTAGCCGAGTGGCGGAAGGGATGACAGCATCGGTCACGAAAAGTTCGTCTATCGTGGCTCCGGTTTCGCCGCCAATAACGTAGTAGTCGGCGGTGGTAATGACGCCACCCGTCCCTACGTCGGTTGCATAGTCGGTAATGTCGCTGTCTTCCCGGTAGATTTTGATGGGCTGTCCGGGCTCAATGTTGATGAACAGTTGATAGTCGATACCGTGCAGCGAAAGAGTGGTGCGGGAGAATGCCGTCTGAATACCCGTAGCGGGGTTCGTATAATTGACGTTAATGCGTCCCGAAGTATCCATATAAATGGACAATCCTCGGGGGAATTTGTCGCTATATAGCAGGTACTTCGGCGTTCCTACCGGAAGAGGCATGTTGTCTAGTAGTAGGTGAATGCCGAATGCGGTACCGATAGGGAAGCTCTCAGGACCGATAATGGCGTATCCGGTAGTGAAGTCAACCGCCCCGTCGTCGTCGGATACTAGCAAGCCGTCAGCGTCGGAAGGGGCACCGTTCAGGTACCCGTGTCGCCCGTGTCCGCTATTGTCGAGGGCGATAGTTCCGTCGTTATGCCCGAAACGGAACCATACCCGAGTGGCGTATTTCTTCATGGTGGCTACCCATGGGCTCGCCAGGGTTTGCCGTTCTAGTTCGGCTACCCCATCAACGCATTCCACGATAGCGGTAGCTGCATGGGGCGGGTCGTATTGCTGAATGATCCGCTCTATGCGTCCGTTGAAGATGTGCTCGGTAACGGCATTGCGTGTCGCCCGCAGCCGAATAGCCTGGTCCCCATCAATGGTAGTTCCGGCGTGGAACGGATCAAATGCCCTATCAGAGTTCTCTAGGGTGACGATCATTGTTCCGGCCGAGAGCCTATCCATAGCTCGTCGTCGCCCTCTTTTAGTAGAGATACGACGTATCCGAGTGGAGATATCTTCCCAAACTCCGGGGCTCGTCTCGTGTTCTAGGATGAGTACCGGATCGGTCATGCGGCAAACCCTAGGCTCGCTCGTGTTTGCTTTCGCAGTAGCCCGTCGTGTACCACGTCCACAAGCTCAGCATCACTGACTACCGAGCCCGCTACATAGATGTTAATCGTGCCGCCCCCCGTGGGGGAAGGAGAACCACCGACGGCGGGCGACACGACTTCGCCCCGGTGAACTACGGCTATCCCTGTCTGCAAGACGGTACCGCCAACGTCGAGCCTGGGAAGCCGTATGTTGGCAAGTCCGCTCGGGACTAGGTTGCCAACGCCGGGAATCTTTGAGAGCAACGTAAAGGGCATAGCCCACGCTCGGGCTAGCAACTCCACGCCACCAATGATGAGGTTAATAGCGGGCTTGATACCACCGTTCCATGCCGCCTGCATGGCATCCCCGAGTGCCCCAACCGCCCCGGAAACTACGCCAAACTTCTTTTCTAGTAGGACCAATCCGGCGATAATAGCCCCGCCGACGAGTAGGCCAATGATCAAGGGATGGGCGGAAATGAAGGTCATTGCTCCGGCGAGTCGGGGGAACATAGAGGTAATGCCGGGGATAATACCTGACACGATCTCAAAGCCACCCGACAAGTCCCCTAGCCCCCGAGCGAGGGCGGTGGCTCCTGCCGTGTTGACGCCGAACGTAGCCCCGAGTCCGTCGAGCAAGTCGGCAGTACCCATGAACTTCTGTTCGTTATTGCCGACCCGCTCGCCTAGGCGTGTATGGGATGCTGCCGAGTCGTCTACCTGCTTTGACATTTTGCGGGAGCTATCGCCTACCCTGTCGAAAGCACTAGCGACCTTTGGGGTACCCTCTTCCTCAAAGACGACGGTTATCGGCTTACTCATTTACCGCAATCCTCTCGTCGCTCGGTCAACCATTTGTTCGGCTTTCCTGACGACGCCTACGTCTCGAACGGCCGGGAAGAGCCAGCGACCGCCCTTAATGTAGGTTCGCACAATCGAGCGAAGACGCCCGACTCTACCGCCGAAGTCGGCGAAGCCGTACCATGGAACGTCGTCCCCTGCCCGTACGACTGGTCCCATAGCTCGAATGCTGTTCATGCTCGCCCCGGTCAGCATTCCCCTACGGGCTCGCCCTCGGGCGTCGTCGGCTGTCTCGTCGGCTAGCTCGCTCATGAGCGAACGGGTATCCTCAATGAGCCGATCACGGCTCACCGATAGCTCATGCTGGAAGCCGTCGAGCCCTCGGGCTCTAACCCGGATCACGGGGGGTCTTTCGTCGCTCGGGACGCCCGGAGTTGTGCCAAGCTTCGTGGTCGTCGTGCCACTTCATAGATTGCACTTGAGTCTTTTCGACCGCTTCCAGGCGCTCGTCCATGCGATCAAGAATTGCCGTAGCAATCTTGAGCGTTGATTCTTGTGAGATAGTCGCTTCAGCGATAGTCGGATCACCATCGTCTGTAGCGACTTGCTTTTCGACCCGTTGTGATGACTTGAGGGCGGCAAGTGCCATGATCGTCGGGGGTATAACGGTGAATAGGTTGATTAGAATGAGAGCTAAACTGTCTTCATTCATGGATTACTTAGCTCCCATTCTTTGTAGATAAGCCAATCCCGCCACTCTTCTATCTCGGCGCTTGCTAGCTCTCGGACTTCGGCGAGAGTAAGGCCAAGAGACTCTGCAATGATGTAGTCAATTCGGTCAAGTTCGCCGAGTGCAAGCCCTCGGCGTCGGCTTTTCCCGTGTCCATATCAAAGCCTGAGAGTTTGGCGATCTCGTCGATAAGGCCAGCTACTTCATCGTTCGGCGTGGCCGAATGCCACGCTGTAGCCTCTTCTTCGGTGACGTTGGTAGCTGCTTTGATCGACAGGATTTCGAGCTTAACAATGTCATCCTGAAGCCCTCGGAGTTGTAGGGCTTCGGCTCGGGATAGCCCCCGAATCGGTAAGGTCGTCCCATCCTTAAACCGATACTCTCCTTGTGGAAGCGTACGAACGGGAAGGGTCATGGCCTAGGCGAACGTCCCACGGGCAACCGCCCCGTCTACTTTGATCGTCGCTGAAAACTTGACGATGCCCTCAAGTGGCGTGCTGACTTGGTACTTGCTGACGTAGCATTCGCCCGAGTATTTGACCTTGGAGGTAGCGTTGCCCTCTGGCCCATACTCGAATCCGACCCTGACCTTTGCGGCAAAGTCGCCCGCTAGAACAACGTCGGGACCAGTGACAGCGAGAGAATCGAACTTCCCCGCTAGGGAGATTTCCGCCCCATCGAGCCCCGGAAGCCACGTCTTCGACTCCTGGCCGATGGTCGTGGTTTCCGCCATATCAATATCCCTGTCCAGGGTAATCGTGTCGCAATGAACTCCGATATCCCGGAGCACGGCAGCGGCGGAATCCTCAAGAGCAAAGTAGGAATCCTTGCCATGAACTTTACCGGCCATTACGTATAAACCTCCAATGTGAATTCTATGGCTAGGAACTCGGTACCCGCCACCGTGGCGAACATCGGTCGAGCTAGGGTGACAGCGGCCGTGTCACAAGCCCCGCCTAGGGTGCGGTCGGCTTCGACCATGGCCCGAATTGACTTCGCCCCTTCGGCTTCTAGATAGCCCCGCATTTCGGTGTAGGCAGCCTTGTCATCGGCTTTGGCGACCAGTACCCAAAGGGGGAACGCCCACTCGTCTGAACGCCCGCCTAGCGTCACGTCGTAGGGCGTCTCGGGCAATGAGAGCACTGCCGCCGGAGTCTCTACCCTGTCGCTCGGGAAGTCGTAGACCCGAAGTCCAACGATGTTCCGGAGGGCGTCCGCTAGGCCCGCCTGTACGTTTTCTAACGTATGCGGCATGACCGGGGGTTCCGGGATTGCCCCCTGGTATACGAAGCCGTTTTCTGCCGTAACGATTACATTAGCACCTATGCCCGGAGCGCCAGAATGCCCCACATAAAGGACCACCGATTGTTCGACGTATATCCCTCTATTGTAGTAATCAAAATGGACCGATGGGGCACGAGCTATAGCGACAGGAGGAATGACTATATAGCCGAAAAAGTTTAACCCCCCAATGACAACGTTTAGTTGCCATTGAACTATTCCGTCGTCGTCGATCCGGAATTCAATGATTCCCGTTAGATTATAGGACACGCCGGGGCCAAGAATAACCGGAGTCCAATCAATCGCCACTAGTAGCGCACCTTGCCCGCTAACATAACCGCCACGTCAGCGTCGAGCTTCGCCAGTAGCCGTAGCTCGGAACCTAGCTCGGGACTACCGGCGATGCCGTAGGGGCTATTGCGTCGGGCGAACCACCGTGAAGCCTGCAAGAGACAAGCCATTTTGACAGCGGCGGGAACCTCAGCGGCATAGCCCCATTTTGCCGTGACAGCCACCCGAGCCCGTCGTACAGCGAAGAGCAAAGGCCAGGCTGACAAGGGGAAGGACTGATAGTAGAAGCCCGTGTAGGGCTCGTCCGTGGCGGCTGCATTCTCGGGAAGAAGCGTGTATCCGGCCGATACATCGGGTACGGCTTTGGGGATATTCACGCCACCGACCGAGACTAGAAGTCCGTCCGTCGTGTAGATATCGTCCGTCACAACTGCCCCGCCCTCGGGCTCAAAGTACCGAAGGGTAGCGTCGGGAGACGCCACAAAGGTGCGGTTGCAGTGTTCGTTGATCGCTTCAGTTGCCGCATCTAGGGCGACTTGAAGTAGCCCATCGGAATCCGTGTCCGTGATCCGAATGGCTGATTTCAAGTCGCCCAAAGATGCGTAGCTCATCGGGGGTTAAGCTCCCCGAATAACGGTGTAGGCGTTGGCGTCTTGAACGGTACCGTCCGCACGAGCCCACGCCATGTAGCCGATCTGACCGTTGCGGGCGTAGAGTTCCCGAAGGACGATCATGGTGACTTCCTTCACCCGACGAACGACGTAACCCGCTCGCAGGTTGCCGAAGATGAGCGTCTTGGCGGCCGCCCCGAAAGTGGCGGGAAGGGAGTTGTCGATCACGACACGGTAGCCCCGAATCGTGGTGGTCGGGCGACC